TGGCTCAGTAGCCACTCCATTCACCACCGCATCAGGCACACTCCAAGGAGAGTTAAGCCTCTGCCAGCGGTATTACTGGCGAGCAGGTGGAGATAACAGTACGCAGACCTTTGGTGTTGGTTCTGGCATATCTTCTACTGCATCAGTTTTCTACATCCAAAATCCTGTACCAATGAGAGCCGCACCATCATCCACTATTGATTACGGCACACTCAATGTCACCGATGGTGTGAACTATGGTTATGGCTGCACAAGCGTAGTTATGACAACTGCTGGTCGGCTTGGTTCTTATATTACGGCAAATGTGGCATCAGGATTGACCGTAAACCGCTTTCATTACTTGAGAAGCAATTTCACTACATCTGACTATCTTGGCTTTAGTGCGGAGTTGTAATAATGAACATTGAAACAATCATTCAAACCGACCCATTGACTCAAGTAGCAACTGAATATGTTGTTATCACCCATGATGACGGCAACCATACTTCTATGCTCAAGAGCGATTATGATGCTCAACAAGCCACACTTGCAGCCAACTCAGCCCCACAGGGCTAGGCTGGAACACTCCACCGAGAGTTAGGGTATAATAAACTGTCCACTGGGTTGCTCTCAATGGAACTACGAATCTGACTCGCCGTTACAGCGGTGAGCAGTCGTACCTGTTACCCTTGCAACATGGATTTTAGTCAAACTTTATCTGAGGCTCTTGAAACAGAATTAAAAGTGCCAGAAGAAGTTATTGAGTATCTTGAAGCCAATAAAGACCTCGGCAAAAAAGAGTTGGTTAAATAATGAACTTAGTCCAAAAGGCGGTTGGACAAGGTGGCAAGTTAGCCCCAATAGCAATACCTCATACCTTTGGCGGTATGAATCCTTCGATCTTTATAGATCGTGATGGTGACATTCTTGTAAATGTTCGATGCGTGAATTATATTCTTTATCACTCAGAGAACAATCAGCAATTCCCCTCTCGCTGGGGGCCACTTGCTTATTTGCATCCTGAAAAAGATCAGCGATTAGTTACAGAAAATTACTTAGTACGGCTTAATAGCAATCTTAAAATTACTGATTGCGTTAAAGTTGAAATGCTTAAACTTCATGAACCTATTTGGGAGTTTGTAGGGTTAGAAGATGCTCGCCTTGTTTATTGGGATGATTATTACCTCATAGGCGTTCGGCGTGATACTACAACTAACGGCGTAGGCCGCATGGAGTTAAGCAAAATCGAGTTAGATAAAGAAAACTGGATTGCTAAGGAAGTTGATCGCAAGCGAATCCCTGCGCCAGCGCCGGATAACTCGTACTGCGAGAAGAACTGGATGCCGATTCTTGATCGCCCTTATCACTTTGTTAAATGGAATAGCCCTGTTGAAATTGTTGAATTTGACGGAACACAGACCAATCAAATCAGCGTTCGACAAGGAGTTCAACCGCCTAAAGATCAGCGCGGTGGCTCTCAGCTCATTAGATGGGGCAATTGCTACATTGCGATAACCCATGAAGTTGATCTATTTAAGAATTACCTCAATCAAAAAGATGGCATATACCGCCATAGACTTTGTGTTTATGATGATCAGTTAAACCTTGTCGGGCTATCCAAAGAGTTTTCATTCTTAGATTTTAGAATTGAGTTTTGTGTAGGAATTGCCGAATACAAAGGCGATCTGCTTGTAAGTTTTGCTGTAGCAGATAACGCTGCATTTGTGTTATGTACGCCACGCGTTATTATTGAGGACTTAATAGCGGAGGCGCTTGATGCTTGATGAATTTATTTATGCTTTATCTAAAGACCCATTTGACCCCCAATTAAATTTTAATGTTGCGGTTCAATATGAAAAAGCAGATCAGATAGCGAGCGCAGTAGGGTTTTATTTAAGAACGGCTGAATACGGCAAGGACACGCATCCAACCCTTGTTTACGCATCACTTCTAAAACTTGCCAAATGTTTTAACGATCAAAACGACAGATTACACACAGTTTCTAATTGCATCCTTCAGGCTATTGCTTATTTGCCTTATCGCCCTGAAGCGTATTTTTGGATGTCACGCTTTCACGAACGGCAAGGTAATTGGCAAGAGTGTTATACATTTGCCAAGATCGGATTGCATCAACAACCGCTTAACGATTTGCCCGTTGATTGCGAGTTTAATAGTTATTGCCTTAACTTTGAAAAAGCCGTTTCTGGTTGGTGGATAGGTCGCGCTGAAGAATCTAGATTGTTATTTCAACAATTGCTTCAACTTGATCTTACGCCTGAATATAGGCAATCAATAGAGCGCAACCTTGCTACTATTTGATATAGGAGCTAACCGGGGAGATGCTACGGTTGTTGGAGTTGCGCTTGGTTATAGTGTAGTAGCCGTAGAACCTTCACGGGTTTATGCGGAGTTAGTCAAAAATTTTATTTACAATCCAAAAGTTACACCGCTTAAATACGCCGTATCCGATAAAGATTACCAGCGCGTTGAGTTTTATGAAGCGCAAGAAGATGGGTTAAGCACCTTAAACAAGGATTGGCTTACTTCTCCAAACATGCCTTACAATGGCAAACCTTTTAGAATTATTCACGCTACAACAATCACGGTAGATACCCTTGCCAAGATATACGGCGAACCTGATCTCATCAAGATAGATGTTGAAGGCGCTGAATGGTCAGTATTTAATGGCATGACTCGCAAGATGGGCATGATTGCTTTTGAGTGGACTCAGGCAACAATAGACGAACACCAAAAGCAATTAGATTATTTGCGCAATCTTGGATATACCGAGGTTGCACCGCAATTTATTGAACCGCACTTAGATCAACCTACTGACTGGTATCCAATAGATCAAGATTTATGGGCTTGGCGAGACAAGAACGCTAATGCTTGGGAATCAGATGGCTGGAAAAGAAACAAACTTAGACCGACAGCCGATGTCGGAATGATTTGGGTTAAATGACAAAGGAGAACGAATGGGCTTATTAGATCGCCTTGCCGCTAAAGTAGCGGAACAGATTACTAAAGCGCCAGCGCCTACTGCTACTCCCATGAATGTCAATGCTCTTACCAGCACCGATACTCAACACTATAACGCTGATCCAATGTATCGTGATCCGATTCTTGGCAATAACCCATTTCCTGCCGCAATTCCACTATTTCCTAATGCGATTAACCCACTTGGGGCTAATAACCGGGCTGATCCGCGCCGTTATGAATTCCTTGTTGCTCAAAACATCAACCTCTTTGAAAATCGCCTTGTACCGTTCAAAACTTTGCGAGTAGCAGCAGATCAAATTGACATATTGCGCCGTTGTGTTGAAGTTCGTAAGGCTAAACTTGTTGGGCTTGATTGGGATATTGTTCTTTCAGATTCAGCTAGTGAAAGAATTATTGCCGAGTCTGGCGGTAATCACCTTCGTGCTATGGCAGATGCCCGTGAAAAGTTTGCTCCTGAGATTGCTCGCCTTCGCGCATTTTGGGAAACTCCTGATCCTCATAATGGTTTAACTTTTGCCGATTGGCTAGGAATGGCAATCGAAGAAATAGATGTTCTCGATGCGCTCGCTATTTGGCCTCAAATGAAGGCTAATGGCGAAATTCGTGGTTTGCAGATTCTTGATGGTTCAACTATCAAGCCTCTTTTAGATGATCGCGGTATGCGCCCTGATCCTTCAGTTGGCCCTGCTTATCAACAGATTCTTTTTGGATTCCCACGCTCTGAATTTCATGCAACCGTAGATGATGAAGCAGCCGATGGAGAATTTAGTAGCGATGAACTTGCCTACTTAGTTCGCAATCGTAGGGCTAACTCAATTTGGGGATACTCACCGGTTGAACGCGCTTTACCTATGGCAGATATTTATCTTCGCCGCCAACAATGGATTAAGGCTGAATTTACCGATGGAGTAATGCCTAAATCTTGGATGGAATTGCCAGAGTCGGCAACAATGACTCCCGATCAAATTCGCGCCTATGAAGCTATTTACAACGATGATCTATCAGGACAGACTGAGCAAAGAAATCGTATGCGCCTTCTTGTTCCGGGTGGACAACTTAAATTTGAAGAAGGCTATAGTGAGAAATTTTCAGATCGTTTAGATGATTACCTCATTACTTCAATTACCGGACATTTTGGCGTTCTTCCTACCGAACTTGGATATTCTTCTAAGGCAGGACTAGGCGGTTCAGGACATCAACAAGGCGAGAAAGAAGCCGCAGAAGCAATTGGAATTATTCCTACGGCTAAATGGCTTTCACAACAACTTTCAGCCCTTTCTTATCGTTGGTTAGGTATGCCACGCGAACTAGAATTTCGTTTAGCGCCTAGCGATCAAACAGATAATGAAGAAAAAGCAAAGCGTGACGATCTTAGAATTCGTAACGGTGGAAATAGTTTAAATGAAGATCGCGCCTCTCGCGGTATGCCACTTCTTGATACACCTGAAGCCGATATGCCTATTTTTGTAGCCGGACAATCTGTTTATCTATTTGGCCCAGATGGAATGGTTGCCGCTGGAACTAATCTTGATGAAAACGGCAATGAAATAGAAGAACCTGTTGAAACTCCTGCCGAAACTCCTGCTACTCCTGCCCAACAAGAAGTTGCTAAATTTGTTCGTTGGATTAACAGAGTTACACCTGATCGTTCTTTTAACTTTGAGCATTTAGAAAAATCTTATGCCGAGGTTCTTAATAAGTTCATTGATGCCAAAGATATTGACGGCGCTCGCTGGTACGCCGAACGCTATTTGGGGTTGTAATGGAATGGCATGGCACGACTATCCGCCTTGCTGCAAAACACGCTGACCAAATTCAAAAAGGATTCAAAAGGGCGTTTAACGCAGATGACATTGTTGCTACTTTTTTTGCGGCTCATTTAGGGCAGACAGAAGTAACAACTCAGCAATCCCGTGATTGGGCTAACACCCATATAACACCCGATAAAACGGCCTTAATTGCCTCTCTAAAGCCTTTATATGCCGATGGATGGGTATTAGGTCAGGCAGTAGCGCAAACCCTTCTCATTGGACAAATTGACAAATCAATTACTATCAGCCCAACAATTGCGCCAGTTACAGATTGGGCAACTTGGAAGCCCGGTAATGAATCCGCTTCCGCTTTAATTAAACCTTCGGGTGGATTACAAAGTTTACTAGATCGCAGAGGTTTAGTAATTGATGGCGTAAGCAATACAAAACTTGATCGCATTGGAACTGTTTTAAGCAAAGCCCTTGAATCAGGTATTACGCCTAAAGAAGTTTCAATTATGGTAGATCAAGTTATTAACGATCCTCAACAAGCTCTTATTATTGCTCAAACCGAAATGAGCCGAGCCGTATCTGTTGCCTCTCGAAACCTTTATCAAGATTCAGGGGTTACTCAAGTTGAATGGTTAGTCGCAGAGGGTTGCGATGATTGTAAAGAAAACGCCGATGCTTCCCCTATCGGCATTGATGAAACTTTCCCAACAGGGGATACCGAGCCACCTGCTCACCCAAATTGTATGTGCGATCTTGCACCTTATGTAGATACCTCAAACCTCTAGGAGAAAAACAATGGCACTAATCCAAGCCAATAACACAGTAGGCACAACTGCTCAAATTGTCTTTACTGTTCCAGCAGGAAACCGTCAGAATGTTCCCGTTTATATTGACAATCTTGATACCGCCGCTATTTGGATTGGTGATGCTGGTATTACCGCAACAGGAGCAACTCAGGGAATCAAACTTGCCGCAAATGCAAGCCGTCAGCTTTGGTGCAATGGTGGAGATCAAATTTACGCCATATCTGTTGCTGGTACTGGCGCAGGACTTGTTGTAGTAACCGCATCGGTTTAAGGAGATACACATGGAAAAAGACTTTACTACCGCTTATGCCACTATTCTCAAATATGACGAGAATGAAGATGGAACGCTTATGGTCTATGGCAACGCTACAGATGACTCACTAGACCTTGATCAGCAAATTTGCGATCCTGCTTGGCTTGAAAAGGCTATGCCAGATTGGTTTACATCCGGTGGAAATGTTCGTGAAATGCATGGCCCTAACGCAGCAGGAGTAGCAAAAGAATATGAAAATAAGAACGGCAAACATATTATTGGTGTTCATGTTGTTGATCCATTGGCAGTTAAAAAAGTTCAGACTCAAGTTTATCGCGGATTCTCAGTAGGCATCAAAGCACCTCGCGTAGTACGCGACACCAAAGCCGTTAATGGTCGAATCATTGACGGTTCAATTATCGAAGTTTCTCTAGTAGATCGCCCTTCCAATCCCAACGCTAAGTTGATTTTGGCTAAATCGGTTGATGGAGAAAGCACTCTTGTTCGGGTTGAGGAAATGCACGAATTCAAAGCTCCCTTGCCTAGCGAAGTGTTTAAGAATATCAAGACCGAGAAAGGGTCAAAGATGGAAACAATTAAGCAAATCACGGAATTGGCTAAGTCTTTGACAAGCGACACCGTGAAATTTGATCAAGATTCATTTGATGCGGCTCGCCGCGCTATTGCTCAACTTATTATTGTTGAGGCTGGCGAGATGGCTGCTTCAAGTGATGAAACCTATTCGCTTAACCAACTTATTGAGGTTGCTAATCACCTTATGGCTTGGTATCAAGGCGAAGTTCAAGAAGGAGAAGCAGCACCTATGTCAGATATTGAACTTTCTGCCGAGGCAGAAACAGTTAAAGAAGCCGATTCAACCGCTGGTTGCGATTGTGCTGGTTGCAAATCATGTAAGGGTTGCGACTCAAAAATGTGTGCTGGTCATACAGACACCATGAAAGAAAAATCTGTTAAATGCTTAGAGTGCGGATGCGATACACCCGGCGATGCTCATGGTCGCACCGATGTAACTACCGCCGAAATGATTGATCTTGGCACAGAAAAGTCTGTCGAAGCAGATTCAACTGTTGATGCTACTGCCTTAATTGCAGAAGCAATTGCAGAACAAACACCAGAAGTTTCTGAGGCTGAAACCTCAGAAGATGAGGGTCTAAAAACTCTTGTCGCAGAAGCCGTTAAGAGTGCTATGGATAAGTTTGAAGCAGAGAAAGCTACTTTAGTTGCTGATTTAGATTCAGCGGTTGAAAAGGCTTTAAGTCTTGAAACTGAACTAGCAACGGCGTTGGAAAAAACAGTTGCAGGTGGGCCAAAGCGCACCGCAACAAAATTATCAATGGAAACTCAGAACGCGCATATTGTTAAGGCTTTGACTCTCAAAGCTAAAGCAGATGCTTCGACTGATCCAATTCTTGCTAAGGGTTATCTTGAATTAGCAGCAGACGAAATGAACGCTGCCGGATTCTCTGGCAAAACACTCTAAACGAAAAGGAAATAAAATAAATGGCAACAGCCCAAGAAATGTTTGGCGATTCTTCGCCAAAAGACTTGGCAGTAAAGTCAGAGGCTTTTGATACCGCCCTAAAGAGCGCAACATCAAACCCTAATACTGACCCAATGTTCAAGCAAAAAGTTGATGCAGGACTTCCACAGGCTTTCTCAAAAGCTACTGGCGCATCAGAACAGATCGCAGCATTGCTTTCTAACAAGTCACTATCTGCCGATGCAGTTGCATCTTTGAACAACGCTCTCGCTGCTCAGACCGCAGATATTGGTAAGGACATCAGCCTTACTACACCACTTAGCTCATCTTTTGCCGCCTATGACCTAGAGGCTCCTGCTAAGTATCTCGTTCCAGTTCCAACTCCATTGCGTAACAAACTTCCACGCTCTAAGGGTGTCGGTACTGCACACAGAATCAAGAAAATTACAGGGTTCTCTAACGCCATTACCGGCACAGCGAACATCCATCCCGGTATTACAGAAACCACACAGAACAACTTTGCTGTAACTGGTTCTGCTCAACCTCTATACCTCAATCGCGGCCCTAAGATTTCTTATACCGCTTCAGATGCGATCTTCGCTTACAGTTCTTTCGGATTGTCTGATGATGTAACATTTGATGCTCAGTATTCTGGTCTTGGATACCAAGATTTGATCGCTACATCTGCTCGTACACTTCTTTACTCATCTATGCTCGCTGAAGAGCGTATGCTTTTGATGGGTCGCGGAACAGTTGCAAACGGATTCTCTGGCGCTCTTACTGCTCCAACAATTACCGCAACTGCTCGTACCGCTGCCACAGGTGAGACACCTATCTCACTAGGCACAAAGGTATGGGTCAAGGCAACTTCCGATGCTGGTTCATTCGGTGACTCTGTTGTTTCATCTGTTGCTTCTGCAACCCCAGATGGATCAACTCAGGTTATTGATGTGGTTGTTTCTACTCCAATCTCAGGCGCAATTGGATACAAAGTATTCTCTGGCGTTGGTGCTTCTGAACCTGCTGATACTGCAAAGTATTACCAAGGCCGTTCTGCAACAACAAAGTTTACCCTTCAGGGTGTTCTTGCGGTTGCTGGCGATGTTGCTTCTAACCACGCTGCTGATACATCTGCCTACACCGCAGGTTATGACGGAATCTTGAGCTATGTTCTTGGTTCACAGTCAGGTTACAACAACAACATTAACGCATCATTCTCGACAAGCAATCCGGGCGTAGAATTCCAGACTGCTTTTGCATCTATGTATGCAAACAACCTTGCTAACCCTGATGAGATTTTCTTAAACGGTGCTGATCGTAAGCAACTTTCAGATTCCATCAAAAATGGCTCAACTGCTAACTATCGTCTAAACCTTGCTCAAAATGATGTCGGGGATTATGTCGGCGGTGCAGTTATCGGCGCACTCCATAACGAAGTAACAGGAAAACTTGTTGATCTAACAGTTCACCCTTATCTTCCACAGGGCGTTGCACCAATCTTGTCGTATGTCCTTCCATTCGAAAACTCAGAAGTTTCAAACCTCTGGGCTGCCGTCAATGTGCAGGATTACACATACCTCAACTGGCCTAAGATTCAGCTACAGAACGAAGCATCAACCTACTGGCGTGGAACATTCGTGTCCTACGGCCCATCATGGTCTGGCGCGGTTTCTGGTATCAAGGCTGCTTAGTTTCATCACGATTGAGAGCGCATCGCAAGGTGCGCTCTCTCTCATTAGAGAGGGCGAATAATGACAAAAATGATTCCACCAAAGGGTATGACAAGTATTTCAGTTGATACCCGGTACGGCAAAAAAAGTAAGTTTGTTGGCAAGGATGGTTTACTTGAAATTAAAGACCCTAAACTTGTTAAAAAACTTAAAGATGAAGGCTTGGGAGTCGCTAGCGCAAGTGGAATTATTCAACACATTTCAACAGTTGGCTTCACCTGTCATAAGTGCGGCTTCGGTTCATTCTTCAAAAAATGCTCAAAGTGCGGAGAGATAAATGGCTAATGCCTTTTCAAATACAACCCATCAGTTCTCAACTCCTTATCTAACTCTTGCCGAGTATAAAAATGCGCCTACTGCAATTGATTTTGATAATCTTGTGTGGAATTCGCAAGACCCAGATGTTCAGGATGCGGAGTTAAGCAATGTCATTGCTAGAGCAAGCTCATGGATTGATACCTATTGCAACCAAGTTCTTGCAGCAACCACCGAGACAGAAAATATGCGAACAAGAATCACCCAAGATGGAACACTTAGAATCCATCCACGATACAACCCTATTATTGCGCTTACTGCACTTAGTTACGGCAATCCATCAGCGCAAATGAACGCAATCACCGATCCATCTGTTGCATGGATTGAAGATTATCAAATTATTATTCCTGCCGGAAATCTTGGTTTTAACTATTCAACACAAGGCCCACTTCAATTTGGATTACCTGCTATGCCTCGTTCGGAGATGTTTGTTAATCTTCAATATGTTGCAGGTTACGCCAATGCCTTGATTGCTACCGCTACCGCTAGTGATTCAAGTCTTACGGTTCAAGATGCTACGGGAATTACCGCAGGGCTTACGCTAAAGATTTATGACGGTTTTAGTTCAGAATTTGTTACAGTTGCCAGCACTTATTCTTTTGCCTCAACAACAATTCCTCTTACTAACGCTCTTGCCTATACTCACGCTTCGGGTGTATCTATTTCAGCTTTACCGCCAGCCATTAAAGAAGCAGCGATATTAGTAACGACTTCCATGCTTAAAGTTCGTGGTGATAATTCAATGGTGATGAGCATATCTAGCAAGCCTTCTGAAATTTCAGGTTCTCAAGGAATTGGTTCAGAACTTAAAATGGCTCAAGACTTACTTATTCCTTATCGCAGAGTACGCTAATGCTGACAGGTCGCGCCGCCGTTCGATCCACGCTTGCAAATTTTATCAAAGCGCCAAATGTTGATGGAATCAATCAAGTATTTACTTCATTTCCAAAACGAATTGATTTTCAAACTAATGCGTTGCCTTCTCAACTTTCGCGTACTGCCGCAGTTATTTTTGTTGAATCTGAAAAAGAAAATCGCCTAGCAATAGGTGGAGCTACAAGCGGAATCAAGCGCGTTGAATACTCAATTGTTATTCAATTATTTCATCATTCTTCAGAGCGTAAGCCCGAAGATGCTATGGATGATTTTGACAAAGTAATAGAAAATCTTAAAACTAAATTGCGTTCAGATCATCAATTTGGCGATCCGTCAGGCATTTTTGTATGGGAAGGTGCTGAGCCAGTTATCAGCGTTTCTTATGGCGAACCTGATTCTAGTAGTGGAACTTATACCGATACTTGGGCATCTGTTCGTTTTGATGTTACCCAAATGATTCAAGCATAGGAGCAAAAATGGCAACCTTTCAATACAACGGCTCAGACGAGCGCGTATTTCCTTCAATCGCAATAACAGTAGAACCCGGTGACACATTTGATGCCCCTGATGATTTCAGCGCATTTAATGTATCGCTAACAAAACAAACCAAACCAACCGCGCCAGCCCCAACAGTAGGAGAGTGAAATGGCACTAGCACAACCATCCGTAAAATCGTACCTTGGGGTGGCTTTAGAAACCACCAAAGGCACAGCCGTAACCGCTACAAACTTTGTTCCAATTACACTCAACACTTTTAAGCCTGTTGATGTTGTTGCGCCTTTATACGATACAGGTATTCGTGGTTCACTTGTTGAAAACTACAACTATGTTCAAGGTCGTAAAAATACTACCGTAGATTTTGGTGGGCCAGTATTTGCTGACACCATTGGTTATTGGATTGCTGGCGTACTTGGCGATGTCACTACAACAGGTGCATCTGCTCCCTATACTCACGCAATCGCTTTGAAAAACGCAGTAGGAACAACGGGAGATGCTCAACCTAAGTCTTTGACAATTACAGATTTTTATTCAGCCGGAACTCGTCAATATCCCGGATCGCAAATTACCGATTTTGGTTTGACATTTAACGCCGATGGAATGTTGGAATATACCGTTAAGGCAATGGGCTTTCCATCTGCCACAACAACCGCCCCTGCCCCATCATTTTCAACAG